GATTGACAGGAACTGAGGGCCGCCGGGCCCGCCACCATGAACAAGGCGGTGCCGATGACCAACTTGCCAACGGTGCTGCCAGCAAACTTCTTGATGGCGTTGCCGATACGGCTGAAGATGTTGGCAAACTCAGGCAAGCCCGTGCGCGGGTTGATGGTCCCCGAGCCGCCGCGCTTTTTCAGCATGCGGGCTTCTGCCGGCGTGATGTGCGCCAGCATGGTGTCACCATTGCGGCCCTGGGCAGCAATGGCCTTGGCCACCGGGGTGAGGTTTGCAATACCGCCCTTGGCAAACTCCTGGGGAGCCATTAAGGCTGCGGGCTTGCCGCGAAGCTGGTCGATGGCCAGGTTCAGCGCGCCAAACAGCTCGGGATCGAACTCCTCCGGCAGGATGTCTTCGGTAACGCCCTGCGCCCGGTACTTCTCCTTGATGGCCTCATAGTTGCCCGGATCGGCCAGGATCTCGTCAACCAGGCGGTCCAGCAGCTCAAGGATCTCGTCAGGAACATCCAGTTCCTCCAGGGCGGCCTTGAATTCCGCAACGGCCTGCGGATCAGCTTCAGCGGCAGTGGCCAGCAGCTCGTCAGAAACTTCCCGAGGGGAAACGTTCTGCCGCAAGCTGTCGAACACCATCTGGGCGTCTGGCCCTTGGGCCGCGGGCCCCGGTCCTTGTTGCTGGTCCATCGCAGGCAGAGCCATGATGCCGGAAGTGTCGTTTGCCATCTTTATTCCTTGAGCTGTGGCCAGCAGAAGACTGTGTCGATTTTATTGGGTCAGGTCGAAGAAAGAAATAGACCCGACCCCGTCACCCTTGGTTGCCCCGGATACTGTCCGTACGCCCAAGGTGTAGATGTCGCTGACTCCGGCAATCGTGGCACCCAACTGCAGGTCCCAGTTGTAGCCGGTGGAGATTGAGGTGTTGACCGTGCCGCCGCTGCCTGTGGAAGTTACGTAGTCGGTTTGGACAATCGTTCCGCCAGTAAGGGCGGTGGCGGCCACATCAAATTCCACGTTGGAGTCCGAGGGCACCGTAGAAGCCCAGGTCGCTCCGGTCAGGGTGGGGTTCTTGATGAGCGCCACCTCATAGTTCTGACTGGTCAGCGGCAGGAACTGCACCCGGTTGGGGAGAATTACCGCCCCGGTACGACCAGCAGCCAGACGGATGGACACGATGGGGTAGAACGCCGCCGTGTCGATGTTGGCAAACGCTGTGGTGCGACGCGCCACATGGTCGATGGAAGTCTGTTCAAAGCCGCCCTCAGATACCACCGAGCAGCAGATGGCCTTCATGGACGCTGCCAGGGCAGAAGAACTGCTAATCTCGTACCTGACGGGCAAGATGGCCGTGGTCATGTAGACACTGGTGATGTCGTTGGCGTTATTGAAGGTGTGGCAGACGATGTACTGACCGTCGATGATGAAGCCGCATCGGACTGAGCCGACACCCAACCACTCAAAGTCCATCCACAGGATCTGCGCCTTGCTTGGGTCAAGCGTCAGCCCGGACGCCCCGGTGCCATCCAGCTTGTCGCCGTTCCAAGATGATTGATTGACCGTACGGATGTCGCTTGGGGTGCCCGGCGTGGGGGTAGAACTAGAGCGCAGCACGAACGAGTAAGTGCCATCCACCCGCTGGAAGAACACACCGTTGCTGTCGTTGTAGTAACCCACCCGCTGCGTGAGGTTCAGGCTGTTGGTGCTGTCCATCACGAAGGTGGCAAGCACAAGCAAACTCTTCCCCGGCTGATACGGGAAGCTTCTGTAGGTCTGGCGCTTGACCGACCCCACACCACCTGCGGTGACCTCCAGTTTGATTGCCGCTTCGTTGGACAAGAACGTGGTCGTACCTGTGCCGGTTGTGGCCACATCAAACTGATTGTCCGCAGCGTAGCGGTTCTGGCTGTCGAAGAGCGTGTAAGGCTGGCTGGCCCGCACCCGCCCAAAGGCGTCTACGTTGGTGCCGCCGATGGAGATTGGGATAGGTGAAGTTGTAGCCACAATGCCTCTCAGCAGTGCGTCAAGTCGGTTGAAGTACAGGCGCAGGACGTTGTTGAACTGCTCGTGATAACGGGACTCGTAGTCCCGCGGGGCCAGGGGCAGATTTGGTGGCGCAGGTACAGTGACATTTTCGATAAGGAAACTCATCGCCGCCCGTCCGGTTTGATGTCGATACGCGGAGCGCCCAACTGCCACGTCGTGTTCAACTGATTCGACTCAATCTCAAACACCATCTGACGTCCCCGCACGCGGGTATAAATCTGCCCCGTGAACTCTTCGGTCAGTAGGTAAGTGCTGCTCTTGGCCACCAAGCCACTGGCTGTATCAATCCTGCCTGAGCCCGAGTTGTACAGGCCCGCCAAAGACATCGTGACGCGAGGAGACAACCCTGTGTTGGGGTCGTTTTCAGAGTTGCTGAACGTCAGATCGGGGATCACGCGCCACACAAAACCGAAGTTGTGGCCATCCCCGATATCGAACTCGGACGATGAGATGTAAGCGTTGATTGCGGAAGGAGTGCCCGCGACGTTGTCGTTCAAGCCCGCCTCGTGATACACAAGCGTGTGGCTGTAGGTAGCCGCCATCGGGAAGTCACGCAGGCCGGAATCGAGCCAAGCCGTGCGGTTCATCGTCCCGTAATACCAAACCCCCTCAAGGTAGTTGTACACAACGTACTTGTCAACGACGGTGGAGTTAGCTGAACAGTAGAACCACCAGACCTCATTGAAACCCTCGTTGGTACCGGCAAACACCTGCTGCGATTGGGACTGGTTAAAGTCATTAAACACGTATCGACGCAGGTCACAGTTGAGCGTTTGCACGCGACCATCGTAGGCGTAGAACTTGTCCACGCCCATCCAGTACACCACGCCAGAGGCGATGATGGCGGCGTTCTGCCCGACGATGGAGATGTTGTCGCCCAGAAGCTGAGCGCCCCAGAAGATCGGAGCGTCCAAGTACTGAAGGGAGTACAACGACGAGTCCGTGAACACCACGATTTCCTGACGTGCCTGCACCGCAGTCACGATCTCCGAGCCGTGAGACAGGCGCAAACTGCCTGCTTGATTGGTAGCCGAAGGCGTCCAGTTGTAGGCGTCTTCTTGGTCTGACCAGCGAATCAGCATCGGGTCTTGCGTTGAACTGCCGTAGTCGTTGCAACCGAAAGCAAACAGAAAACGGTTGATGTCCGAGATGAAGATGTAGTTCTGCACCGTGGGGACATCGGACGCGCCAACAGCCGTGGCCAGATCAAATCCTCGTGTGGTCACACCGGTCGTGGCATCCCAGTAGTAGATGCCGCCGTTGCGCGGGCCGAAGACCAAATCCTCGCCCCAATTGCCCTGGCTCCAGACACGAAGCGCTGTAGTAGTTGAACCGCCCGTACCCCAAGAACCGTAGCTCCACGGGCCTGCACCCCAACCGCTGAACGGAACGGCGAACTCAGGGCCGGTGTTGATCTGGTATGCGGCAGACACCGCTGCGCCACCCGTAGTCCCTGCCGGAATAGCCGAAGCCACCGTGATGGTGTACGAGTTGGTAGACGCGCTAGAAATCTGGAACTCGCCGTTGAGCAGCGACGCGTAGGTGCCCGTGACCCCGCTGAAAGTAACGAAATCTCCAGTCAAGGCACCGTTGGAGGGCGCGTTGACTGTGACTGTGGTGGTGCCATTACCCGTGAAGGGGTCAGCCGGAAGTGTCGTGGTGGTGCGGAGCGGCGTGATGTCGAAATACGCACCACCACGCTCGATGTAAAACTTGAGATTGGTGCCGATGCTGATCAGGTTCAGGTTACCGAGCGTCACCCAATTCCACATGGAACGGCAGGTGCCCAGGAACGTGGCCAGAGACAATGGCTCCCAGCCGCCAATCACTTCAGGGTTGCCTTGACGAAAACGAATCTTGTCGCACTCGTACCATCCCCCTTCGGTGGTGTACCGCGTGTTTTCGCGGTTCACCCCCGGCTTGAACAAAATCTTCTGAAGCATTATACTGGCCTGCCATCAATTAGGAGAACACCATGTATGTCTACATCTGGAAGACGCCGGAAGGTACCCCGTTCTACGTTGGATTTACCAAAAACGAAAGGCGTAGCAACCCTAGAAACAACGGCAACCGCAGTTGGTTGTGCAAACAAAAACTTATCGAGATTGGCGTTGATCGTGTGATCATCGAGTTGCGCCCCGTACCCTCTGTCGAAGAAGGCGTTGCTCTGGAGTGCCGACTTATCGCCGAAATTGGACGTGTGCAGACCGGCACTGGGCCTCTGACTAATCTCACGTCTGGTGGTGACGGCGCTCATGCACGAACCCCAGAACACCGAGAAAAACTTCGGCAGGCCATGCTGAACCCTAACCACCCAGCACGAAGCGAAGCCGCAAGAGCGCGGCAGCGTAAACGCATGCTTGACCCCGACGTGCGCGCGCTGTTTTCTGGTGACGCCAACCCCGCCAAGCGCCCCGAAGTGCGCGAGAAAATCAAAGCCAAGTGGGCAGACCCTGAGTACCGAACCATGATGTCTGCCAAGAGAATCGGTAAGTCCATCCATTCAGAAGAAGAAAGAGCGCGGCGGCGAAAGCGACTGCTGTCTTCAGACAACCCCATGCGCGAGTACCACAAGGTGCTAAACACCGATCCCACCATCGCCGCCAAACGCGCCGCGACACTGCGGTCGCCAGAGCAGCGCAAA